GTATAATTGTTTTAGCAGTTGAGCTTTTTCTGGCGCTCTTTTAATTGCAATATAATATGCAAGACCTGCTGCAAAACAAGGATAAAACCTAAATGGCATATCCATTGTATTAGTTCCAGCGTCGGCATCATCCATTCTTACCATTTTGTTAAAAACTAAAATGTCTGTTGAGTTTTCTGGCGTAGGCCAAACTTTTAAAACAGGTGCATTTAACTTGTCTAAAAACCATTGAGAAGGCATGCTTTGAGTTGTTTTATTGGGGATGTTTAAGTAAGAACTTCTGCTTAACCTATCAATAGAAATGTCTGTTTGTTCTCCGTTTGTTGTACGCCTCAAAACAACATCTAAAATATCAATTACATTAGAATTTAAAGTATATTCAGCCGTTCCTTGAGTAACAGTTTGAGTGTCTTGCTCTATTGTCCATTGGTTTAGGCCTCGGTTGGCCCATTCAGCAAGCATTAAGTTGATAGATCTTCTAGCAGTTTTTAAATCATAACCAGTTCTAAGCTCTAGGCCGCATCTTTCAAATGCTTCCTCTACGAACTCAGCTACGTTTGGTTCAAAATTTGTACTGCCTGAAAGTGCCATAACTAATCCTCTGGAGCGTATAAATTATTAAATGTTATGTTTGGGTCCATATAGCTCTCATGTTGTTCTGCTGAATGCGTCCATTGAGAGGGCATAAAATCTGGTGCTCCCTCGCCTACACGCCACAAAGCAGGATTTGTTGCTCTTACTCTATTATTTGGTAAAGCTACAAAACTGCCAGTATACTCACCAGCGTCTGTTAAATATAGCACATGTGATTGCTTATGTTGAGCGGGATCATCTGCTATAGAGTTCTCTGTATAGTCTACAGTAAATAGATACTTTCCTGTATAAAATTCTCCTCCTATTTTGCATACCCAAGGAGATGAACTTACCCTGTCCATAACTACAACAGAGTGCTCATGGCTTAAACAATCCCAAGGTTGAGCTAAATGGTCTTCCATTGGAGTTGGCCATTCTTCTAGAGGGATGTCTGCTACTAAAGCTTGTATAGGCATTCTTGCCCACATAGCGCCACCATGAACATTTGGCGCGTCTTCTTCATTATCTATTTCGCACCCAGTAAATACTACTTGAAATGATAAAGATCTGTCTGGAATTGTATTAACAGCTATAACAAGAGCATGCAAATACTCTCCGTGATAGTTGCTATGATTTGCCGTAAATTCTTTTCTTACCCAACATTTAAACTGAGGTATGTTGGAAATTAAATATGACATGTAAGGTGCAAATTAAACTTTGCCGTCTTTTGCCATATATTTAGTGCCTTTCATAGCGCCGCCCTTGGACATGTATTTAGTACCCTTCATAGCGCCACCTTTTGCCATATATTTAGTGCCTTTTGCTGCACCGCCTTTAGACATATATTTAGTTCCTTTTACAGAACCGCCCATTGCATAGCCTTTAGTTCTTTTATACATTATTTTTTACCTTTTTTAGTTGTTTTTTTTGCTGCAACTTTCTTAGCTGGAGCTTTCTTAGCTGGAGCTTTCTTTTTAGGCATATTAAGATAGATGCGATCTTCTTTTACAGGCTCATCTGGTCTTATTTTTGCTTTTAACCTTGCGGCCTCTTTAGCTTTCATTTTATCTTTTTTTGTCATAATTGCCTCTCTGGGGTTTTTTAATTTTGCAATAATATTATTCTATCTTAATATATTAGCTATTGCTCCTAATAAAATTTAGTTTTTTTTCTTTTGTTATTCATTACTTTACCACATCCTCTAGCAATTCTAATCTCCACGACATCGCCTTCTGATTTTTTAACTCTGCCATTTTTCCAACTAATTCTTTTAGAGCTAGTTTTTTTCTTGGCTGCTGATGTGCATTGAGCTTTTGTTGGTCTACAGGCAGGATAACTTCTACGTTTTTCACCTTTTTTTCTACCGCAAGGTTTACCAGTTTTACAATCTACCCATCCTGTACCGTCATTTTTAGAAAACCAATCTCTAAGTGTTTCTTTTTTAGCCATTAGCTTAATTTAGTTTTGGTTCTTTTGCCTGCGAGCATGTTGTTAAAACCTCTTGCTTGAACAAATGTTACTTCGCCACCAGTTGCTTTTTTTGTTCTTTTTTTACTATTGCCGTAATTGGCTGCGCCAACTTTTCTGCATTGGACCAATCTACCACTAGCATATGCACTAGGCCAAACTTTTGCACTACGCTTTACCTTATGGTAACAAGCGTCTTTTTTGGTTTTATTTTTAGCTGCCATTTAACATTTCCACCTTCGTCTTGCTTGACGTATTCTTGAGTTAGGATCGTTTCTTGTTTTAGCAGAACTTTTCTTTAGCTGACCAAGCGATCTAGCGCAATAAGATTTACGCCTTTTTGCTGCTTTACTGCCTTTTTTAACTTTGCCTGTTACAGCAGTTTTAAGTTTAGATCCAGGATTGGCTTTACGATAAGCGGCTACACCTTTTTTAGTCATACCAGCGCCAGACTTAGTAGGCCTATAATTAGCCCCTTTGCCCTTGGTGGTTTTGCGTATAGGTTTTGCTTTTCTGCGTTCTGCCATAACACTTAATATAGTAGCACTATAGAAGTGCTACTACAAAAATTTAAGCAGCGTAGTTTTTAAAAAGAGTTAACACTATAACGTACGAGTCATTGGCGCCAGCGCCTGTCGTAGTTAGCTTTATATCACCTGTTTTTCCACTTGCTGCTGCTGTATTTATTATTCCGCCAAATTCTGTAAAGTCTTCGTCAGTTGTGTAATCTGCATTAAGATCCCAACAAATAGTAGGAGTAGTTGCATCCCATAAAAGTTTTACACTCATGCCAAAGGTTGAATAAACAATCTTTGCAAGACGAACACCCGTACATGCTTTGCCATAGTTGTTAGGCTGCAAAGCGCTAACGTCTACTTTTTTTACTGCACTTTCACCCGTACCATCAGATGTACTGGTTAGCTGAATAATAGCAAGCCTATCGCCATCTAACAGAGTTGTTGATGTTGCTGCATCTGCCATTGTTTACTCCTATCTTTCAACCATTACATTAATGTAATCAACAGTCATAGTTTTTGCTACTGCTTCGCCATTTTGAATACCAAAAGAAATGGTTAAATCTTCATCATTAGGAAGGTTAGTATCTGCAAGAACCAAAGGCTCTGCATTATTAACAGAGTAATGGACATTTGAAGTATTTGGGTCAATAAACCAACTTAAAGTAATAAACGTATCATTTGACATAGTAGCGATACTTGATGCTGTAGTAGCAGAATTGTTTTTCTCAACAGAAAGATCAACTGTCGCTGCTCCATCTGCACTAATAAAGAAAATACCATCTGTTACATCAAGGGGGGAAGTATCAGTTATATGTAATCCCATAACGAAATCACTTTGAGTGGCATCACTTACTTTAAATCTGCTTGAAAAGAAAGCTCTTTTCCCAGCAGCAAGTGTAAATGCTTCGCCTTTTAGCTGTAAGAAGTCTAAATCGTTATCTCCAGCAGCGTTGGTAAGCAATAAAGCCCCACCAGCGGATGAAGTAACTGCTTCTGTTGCACTACCTGTGCCAGCTTCAGTTGTAGTGATTGTCCAATCACCAGAGTTGTACGTCATAAAGTCATTAAAATAACCGTAGTACGTTTGATCCGATGGATATGGTTGAAACATCGGTAAGTCTTTTTTACTTTTACTAGCAACAGTATTACCTGCCCATAGTATTAGATTTTGAAAATGCGGATTAGCCATTATGAACTCCTATATTTGTATTAATGGAAACCTTGCGGTCCTCATCAAGCTAATTAACAAATTTTAGTTTAACTCTTGAATTATTTTAAAGCAAGAACAAAAAAAGGGGAGCAAATGCTCCCCTTTTATCAATTGCTAAGAATTAAGCACCTTGAGAAGCGAAAACAGCTCTCCAATTGGAGAAACCAAAAGAGTATCTTTCTCTAGCTTTGTAACGCATGTTACCAGTATCGAAATCACCCTCTAGGGCTGTTGACATAGGACTTCTTTGGAAGTGTTTAAAGCCGTCTGGACAATCTGTTTTTAAGAACCAAGCATCATTGTCTGTTAGATAGTGGTTAACCACATATCCATCAGGACACATACCCCTATTCCTAATAGCGTTGATGTCATTGTCAGATGTACCAACTCTACCAGGAGTGTTGAGTAATCTATCAGCGACAAATTGCAGTTGAGGCGGAACAATCAACTTCATACCTTTTAGAGCAATTTGTAATTGTCTATCGTCGGTTAGAGTTGATACAGAAATCAACGCATCTTCTAAAGAAGTTTCGTTAAGGTCTGTATAAGTAGTTGGCCTGTTACTTGCAGTTCCGCCGCCACCTAGAGGGTGAGCAGTAGAAACAAGAGGTTGACCGTCACCACCAGTTACACCAGCTGCAAACGCATTGTTAAGAACAGATGCTGCTTTGATTTGCTTAGTATTTGCCATAGATCTAGCCAAGGCTTTTGTATACCTTGAACCAAGTCTATCGTAAAGATTATCTTCAACCGCTTCTTCTGTAAGAGCGAAAGCTAAAGCAACAGTTTCATGGTTGTAACGCGATGTAAAGCCTTCAGTAGCGTTATCAAACGATACTCCAGCTCCTTCAGCTTTAACTGAAGCGTTTCCAAAACCAACAATCATTACTTCTTCTTCGAATGCTCTATCTGAAGTCTCAGTCTCAAATATTTCTTCGTGTTCAGAATCGTACCTTGCATACTCCATGCCAAAAAGGGCATTAAGTCCAGGCTCTAGTTCTTTTGCTAATTGGGATCTATTAATAGCCATTAGTTATACCCCTGTTACTTGAGCATAGAAGTGCTCGTTAATTTTAACAATCATATTGACATTAGCTGAAGCTGAACCAGTACCTAAAGTGCTGTTTTCAGGGTCAGTAGAAATACCCACAATTCTCAACTGAGCTGAAGTAGCAGCAGTAGTGCCGCTAATTTCAAGAGCTGAGATGCCTGTTATTGTTGAACCTGCTGTATAAGCAGAGTCAGCGTTGTTACCAACGACTGTCTGCACTACTGAACCAGTAGCAGCTGATTGAACTTGAAACAGAGCATTAGGATCGTCAACTACGAATGCCACCGCATCAGATGTCACAGTTCCATTTGGCCAATACGGTGAAAAAATCGTATCTCCGCTTGAATCTGTAAATTGACATCCTCTAAAGACTCCTAGCACAGGATTATCTGTAGCGCCAGCAACTAAAATAGTTCCTGCACTTGTCATCTTGACTAGGTCGCCTGAAAAAATGTTTCCAGATGCACCAGAGGCAATTTTGTATTCGGTTACTCCTTCACTGTTGTAGCCCGAACCAACTGTTCCTACTGGTTTTAATCCGAAAGGTGCATTTTGATTAGACATATTATTACCTTTAAATTAAATTTTTATTAGACGGTATAAGAATTAATTTCTTTCACCGCCACCAAAAGTTACGCTTGATGTTCTCTGAGGTTTTAACATCGGAGAACTTGGATCAGATTCCTTCATTAGATCATTATCAATAGCTTCTTGTTGCTGTTGAGCACGGTCTGAGAAATAGGCGTTTCTTTCGTCACGTGTTTCGTTTGGAATCTTTGCCAAAAGCAAACCACCCACGGATACAACACCAGCGTGCTTTCCATCATCAATCGAAGGAAGTTCAAAGTCTCCAATCTCACTGGCATGTACGAGCTCAAAGCCCTCACGTAGCCTAGACATTACATTCTTTTTATCTTCCTGACCGACAATTTCGGCTCTTATCCACCTGTAGGTATAACCTTCAGGTGCAGGTGGTGTCTCCAACATAGATGGGGGACGCCATGGTTTGCGAGCGTTCATATCAGCTCGAGTATCGGCAGAACGAGGAGTTCTGTTATCAGTTTCTTTGTTATCAGCCATATTTATTACCTTTTAATATGCTTAGCGTATTCTTGCACTGGTACATTTAAACGACGGGCCATTTCGACTTCGCTTTTGCTTAGTCTGACTTGTCGCTTACCTTTACCAGAGCCTTCTGACCGTCCAGCTGGAGCAACAGTTTGTTGCATCTTCGCTTTAGGCTTTACATCTCCGCCGCCGTTAAACTTATGCGGAAATTCGACTCTAATACGTTTGTCTATCTCATCATAGTACATTGAGTCGCTAGGATCAAACCCTTCTTCCTCAATTAATTTCTGATGAATGTTAAAAGCGGCTAAAGTCATTATTTCGTCTTGACCAAACCACTCGTTTTTTTGCGCCCAACCTTCTGCCGCAGGGTCTGCTTGCGCAGGCGGAGCTTGAACTTGTTGTTGAAATGCTTGTTCTTGTGGAACATTTTGAACCACAGGCTCTCTTTCGATTTGCATTCTGTTGTTAGCTAACTTACTTTCTTCAACAGTAATCTTGTCAAGAATTTCTTGGGCTTTTGTTACCTTGTCCCAGTCTTGCTCTTGATAAGCACCTTTTAAAACTGTATTGGCTTGAGCTCTTTGAGATTTTAATCTGTTTTCAGCCTCGCCATAATAGCTTTGGTTTAGTTGCGACGTACTGCTTTTTAAATTTTCATTTTCAGCTTGTAAGTTTTTTGCATACTCGTAAGCAGATTGAGCTGCACGCTCTTGCTCACGCATTTTTTTAGTTAAAGTAGCAATACGTTTTTGAACACCTTTTGAATAGTTTTCTAATTCGTCTTGCTCTTCATCTTTTTTTGTTTCTTCTTCAGAAACATCTTCTACGGCAGCTTGCGCTTCTTGATCTTCCTCTGGAACATCAAGTTCTACAACCTCACCTTCTTCAACCTCCTCTTCTGGAGCTTGATTTTTTTCTTCTTCTAGCATGAGTCCTCCTCACGTTTATAGCGTGACGATATCATCGGGATCTTGAATGGTCGCGATAACCTCGTCGTCGTTAATAATACGGCATTCTGCATCATCGCCTAACTTAAAGCGAGCTCCAGCATACCGACCAATTAGCACCCATTGCTTCTCTTCACGCCAAGGTGTGTCTTCAAATTTGTCTTTGTCTTTGTAACACAGCGGAC